GCTATGGAATTGAAAGCTACAAAGTCGGCGCACGTTGATTTCAACAGCCAAGGAAAGATTGTCATCGAGCAATGGTCTGATGACTTCAATCAGCCCGTCACGATTTACCTGACCATCGATCAAATTCGAGAAATTGATGCGTGGGCTTTCAGGAATAAGGACGAGATCGAGGCTGCGTGGAATGATGGGGTGGAGTAGACATGCACTACTACCAACACCACATAGGAGACTTCCAGAGGGACACTGCGTCCCTCTCGGACTCTGACGCGATGGTTTACCTTCGCCTGATCTGGATGTATTACGACACCGAGCAGCCAATCCCCAATGAGCCAGCGAAGCTTGCTTTCCGTTTGGGATCTGAACCGGATCGCATCCAGATCATCTTGGAGACCTTTTTTGAGCTTTCTGAAAACAGATGGATTCAGAAAAGATGTGATGCTGAAATAGCAAAATATCATGCGAAGTCAGACTCGGCTCGCAAAGCGAATGAGAAACGTTGGGGATCAAAGAGGGATCTGAAATCAGAAGCGAAACAGATCCTAACCAATAACCAAGAACCAATAGATAAAACTATTGTGTCGGCAGATGCCGATTTCGAGAAGTTTTGGCAAGCTTGGCCTTCAAGCCAAAGAAAGGTTGGCAAGGCAAAGTGCTTGGAAATTTGGAAGCGGAGGAAGTTGTCAACAAACTCCCAAATCATCGTTGGTCATGTTCTTGCCATGAAGACCACAAAGCAATGGCTTGATGGCTTTGACCCCGCTCCCTTGACGTACCTGAACCAAAGTCGTTGGGAAGACGGGGTTCCTGTTGGTGGCGGAGCAATAGCCCCCAGCGCCTCACCAGACTGGCTCAGAGGCCGCAAATGAGCGAGGTGGTATGCGACTACTGCCAGAAGCCCGCGCAGCTTGTAGGCGGCTCTGTGCTGTATCCCTATCGCCCCGAGAAGGATAAGCGCAAGTATTGGGCTTGCCTGCCTTGTAAGGCTTGGATTGCTGTCAAGCCGAATGGTAAGCCGGTGGGTCGGTTGGCAAACGCTGAGTTGCGGCGGCTGAAGGTAACGCTTCACGGGTTGTTCGATCCGTACTGGCGTGGTCAGCAGATGCCTCGGCGCACTGCCTACCGCTGGTTGTCGAAGATGATCGGGCTGGACAGGGAGAAGCATATCGGTCAGTTCACCGACAATGAGTGCATCAGAGCCATCAACTTTTTGAAGAGCCGCCATGAGAGGTCATGACAAGCTGGTAGCGCATCGCAAGATGGGCAAGCCTTTAGCTGGTGTTTGGATCTGCCACGGCGAGGACGATAGCAGGGGCTGGATGCATTGGGACAAGTTCAGGGGTTTTGATCTGTACCCAGAGGTGCAAATCGCGCAGACCGAGTCGCCAGATTTGCTTGACTTGCGATTTGCGGTAGGGTTGGTGGTTCACGTTTCAGGCTGCAAGATTTATAAGAAGGCGAAGCGTCTGCATGAGGCGCTGGTGCAAGCGAAGGCAAAGAGGGTTCTGACCGTATGCGGCGGGACGTTGATCGACAGCGAATTAGGGGAGTGGAACGACTATGTTCCTCAATGAAGAAAGTATCGATTTTTCTTCCTACATGGAAGAGACCGATCACAAGCAAAAAATTAAGCAGGCTCGGCTCTGGGTTGAGGAGCTTGAGGATGAGTTGTCGAATCCGGTGGAGGATCGCAGCGTTCCCATGCCGTGGGTATCTACGCAAGGCACGTTCGCATTTCGTCCCGGTGAGGTAACCGTTTGGGCGGGTGCCAATGGCGGTGGCAAGAGTTTGATGACAGGGCAGGTTGCTCTCAGCCTGATCAAACAACAGCAGCGGGTTCTGATTGCTTCGTTTGAGATGAAGCCTAAGACCAGCGTGAAGCGTATGCTGCGCCAGTTTGCCGGTCGCAATTTGGATAATGCGCTTGTGCCAAGGCAGTCTAACGATCAGCGGCTGGAGACCTACCGCCGGTTCAAGTCATACGCTGGTGACCAGCTATGGTTCTATGACCAGCAGGGTACGATCAATGCCAAGCAGATGGCTGCGGTCTGTCGATATGCGGCTATCGAGATGAACATGAATCACATCTTCATCGACAGCCTAATGAAATGCGTTTCAGGAGAGGATGACTACAATGCTCAGAAAGCGTTCATCGATGAGCTTACTGCTATTGCCCGTGATCATGATGTTCACATTCATCTCGTTCATCATATTCGCAAACTACAAAATGATGAAGCTCGTCCTTCAAAGTTTGACCTCCGTGGGTCGTCGTCTATTACGGATCAAGTAGACAATGTGCTGATCCTGTGGCGCAACAAGGCCAAGGAACACGCGATCCAGCAGGGTAAAGATGTTGACTACGCTCTTCCTGATGCGATGCTCTTATGCGAGAAGCAGAGGAACGGTGAAGGCGAGGAGTGGTACTCGTTCTGGTATCACCACGACAGCCAACAATTTGTGGACAAGCAGGGTAACTTACCGATAGATTTCGATGCAACAGGTGATTTTTAATGAGGGGCAGGGCGATGATGAGTTCAGGCATCGTTGCCTTGTCAGGCAGGTTCTTCGGTGGCGCGTTACTGATCGCCAGTATGCTCACCAATTTCTCAACGGTTGGGCTGAGAAGGATGGCAGACGGATTCCCGGCTGGAATGAGCGCCATCCGAAATCGATACTTGAGCGAGATGTTCGTGACCAATGGAAGAAGGGTAACCGAGGGGAGAACGGAGAGTGGAAGTAACGATGGAGTTGCCCTTCCCGCCAAGCGTGAATACCTACTGGCGGTCATTCAAGGGAAGGGTGCTGCTGAGTGAGTCTGGCAGGAAGTATAAGGTCGCTGTGTTTGAGGCGGTGCTGCTATCAGGGCGCAAGCGGTTCGCTGGCAACATCAAGGTGGAGATCGCAGCCAACCAGCCGGACAACCGGCGACGCGATCTGGATAACTACCTGAAGGCACCACTGGACGCATTGATGAACGCAGGAGTGTATGAGGATGATTCGCAGATCGTTGACCTGAGAATCTATTGGACTGAAGAGAAGGGTAAGACAATCAAGATTACATTGAGGGACGCATGACTGAAAGAGATGTGCAAATATATGAGGCGTGGTTGCGTGGCGCTTCTCTCGGTGAGATAGCCAAACGCTTCAACATGGATAAACAGCAAGTGAAGAAAGTAATCAGTCGTGGACAAAAGGAGAGAAGTCGAAGCCCCACCTAGGTGGTGTACTAGCTGCCAGCAAAAGAAGCCGGTAATTGGTGGTGAATATGTGAAGTCCGCAAATGGTCTGAGACAGCGTTGGGTGTGCGAACAATGCTTAACAAGGAGAAAGCAAAATGGACGAATTTGAAATAATGATAATGGTAATCATCGCAATAATTGCGATTATTTGTAGCTTTGCTGTTTTGGGAATTGCGGTTGCTTTTTTTCGGTTGTTGGGGTGAGCCATGAAATCTAGAGAGATCGATCCCCATGATGCAGTCGAGCAAATTTACAAAAACAGGATTGCATACGCAAAGGCCAAGGCCGAACGAATTTATCTTGAGGAGTACACCAAAAGCTTGCGGGCGATCTTGATGAAGAAGAGCCTTGAGACTGCTGTCAACGCTCAAGAGCGGGAAGCCCTCAGCAGCGAGGAATACATAACTCATTTGAAGGCGCTCAGGCTTGCTGTGGAGGCCGAAGAGACATTCCGGTGGGAGATGGTATCAGCGCAGGCCAGAATCGAGGTATGGCGGTCACAAGAAGCTTCTGCTCGTTTTCTTGAAAAGGTGACGCTATGATCAGCGACCTGACCAAAGTCCAAGCTTTTTATTTAAAGCTGGCTGGCAACGATAGAGCGCCGAGCCGTACCCTGTTTGATGCTTTTGTTTCTTTTTACGGTCATATGAACAAAAGCAAGTTGGAGTTGTACTGGAAGGTCACCCAGCTTCGTTGTCAGGGAAAGTCTTTGCGGGTGGTCGGTGACTTGGTTGGATTAAGCGCCGAAAGGATTCGGCAGATAGAAAAAAAACTTATGCGGGCTATGTTTTATTATGAACAACAAGCTCAACGCAGCGGAGCGTAAGCATCTGGCTCGGGTCAAGAGCCTCCCCTGCTCCGTCTGCAACGCCCCTCCCCCCAGTAGCGCCCACCACATCAACCAAGGCCAGCAGTACACCGCCGTGGCGCTTTGCTACGACTGCCACCAAGGGTCAATGATGGGCTGGCATGGAAATAAGCGGGCGTGGGCTATCCGCAAGATGGATGAGCTTGATGCCTTAAATGTAACGATCCAGCGGCTCCTGACCGATGGGATGCCCCTCGAAGAAAATAATTTGCCTTTTTGAAGAAAACCCGTTGACAGGTCGTTTAAGCTCCAGTTACATTACGCCTACGGTCACTTGAGACCGGACAGCGAATAAGGAGCGACACCATGAAGAACGACCTCAACAACATCGACACTCTCGGCGCACTGCTGGCTCAGATCGCAGATCTGGAGAAGCAAGCCAGCGCCATCAAGGATGACCTCAAGGATTCGGCTACTGCTCCCGGCGGCAGCAAGGTATTTGAGGGCGATCTGTTCAAGGCTACCGTCGTCGAGTCAAACCGCAGCACCATCGACTGGAAGCAGTTGTCCGCTGATCTGGGCATCACTGCCGACGTACTCGCCAAGTACACCAAGACCGCTGCTGTTTTCTCCGTCAAAGTCACTTCACGTTAATCAGGGGGTTGCCATGAAATACAGAGACCATCACAACAGCGAATTGATTGAAACCCACTGGTGCGCAAGCGTGAGCCATCACCACTATTACTTTGAGACCTATGCGGAAGTCGTGGCGTTTTTTGATTCTCCGCTGTACGACTCGCGTATGCAAATTTCATCCCCGGCAAACTAATTAAACAGGAGCGAATCATGGAAAACTTTCAAGCAATCTACGACGAGGCACTGGCGGCTGGCATCAAAGCGGAGAAGGAATATTTTGAGCAATATGGTGAACCGTACTACTGCGGCTTCGCATGGGTTGAACTCCCGAACGGTCGCAGCAAGTTTGTGAACTGGCTCAAGAAGCAGAACATTGGCAGCAAGCACTGGAAGAAGGGCTGGCAGATCTGGAGGCCGACCAACAACCACACCCAGTCGATGGACATACTGGAGGCTGGTGCGTATGCTTTTGTCAAAGTTTTGCGGGCGCATGGCATCGATGCCGTGTCTGCATCCAGACCGGACTAAGGGGATTCAGTGAAGCAATTCAGGACAGTTCTAGATGCAGTCGGGTTTGTGTTCGAGCATGGCTTGCACAAGCCCGACCAGAGCGGTCAGCAGCCCGACCTCGTTTTCGAGAGGAGCGAGGACGGGGTGAAGATCACATTCAAACCAGAGGAGGGAAAAAATGAACGAGACTATGGTTGAGCCGCAAACCGAGATAGATGTATTCAACAGCGGCTGCGACCTTGTGCTGACGCACGTTGAGGCCTTCATTGGCAACCTTGAGGCGTCGGAGGATGACGTTGCCACTCGGTACGACAAGGTTAAGCGGCTGATAGCCGGGATGCGGCTGACAGTGAACAAGCGCCGAGCGCCACGGGAAGAGCCGAGCATCATCCTGCCAGACCAGAACATAGTTACCTAAATGAAAATGGAAACTCGGCTGCAAAAAAGCGGTCGAGTTTCTTTGACTTGTTCAAAAAGTTGTTGACGGGGTCAGATAATTTAATCTAAGATTACATTACTGCGACTTGCAGGACAGCGAATAGGAGCGAATCATGGTTGACTTTGACGATCTGGAAACCCCGGTAGCAGCATTCAAAACCGCCCCCACCCCCACCAAGACGGTCTACGTCGAGAACTGCAAGAAGTGCAATGGCGCAGGTCGCGTGACTATCGGCTACATGAATCCCCGCAGCGTGGTCTGCTACGGCTGCGACGGTATCGGCAAGCATGAGTTCAAGACCTCCCCGGAGTACCGCACCAAGGCCAAGGCATCGGCTCAGAAGCGCAAGGAAGCCGCTCAGGACGCGATCAAGGCTCAGGTGGCAGTCTGGACTGAGCAGAACCCTGCCGAGGCCGCATGGATCGATTCTGAGGCTCCACGCTTCGAGTTCGCCCGCGCCATGCAGGACGCCCTCAACAAGTACGGCACCCTGACCGAGAAGCAGATGGCTACCGTTCAGCGCCTGACCGTCCAGTCGGCAGAGCGCAAGGCTCAGTGGGCTGCTGAGAAGGCTGCTGCTGCTGACGTAGCGCCTACCGTGACTGTCGAGAAGATCGAACAGGCATTCGCTAGCGCCAAGGAAAAGGGCATCAAGTACCCACGCCTCCGCCTTGACTCGTTTGTGTTCACTGCTGCCCCGGAAGGTGGCAAGAATGCTGGCGCTCTGTACGTCAAAGAGGGCGAGGAGTACCTCGGCAAGATCCTCGGCGGCAAGTTCCTCAAGGTTCGCTCCTGCGGCGCTGAGACCGAGTCCCGTGTCGTGGCTGCTGCCAGCGATCCAGAGGCTGCTGCCGTGGCCTACGGCAACCGTGTAGGGGCTTGCTCCTGCTGCGGCAAGACGCTGTCCAACAAGGCCAGCATTGACCGTGGGATCGGCCCCATCTGCGCCGATAAGTACGGCTGGTAAAAATATTTAAAATATTTTGCGAAAGGGGGTTGACAGCCCCCAATCGTTTAACCTAAGATTACATCACTGACACGTTGTCAGGACAGCGAATAGGAGAAAAGACATGAAACAGTTCACAGAAAAAGATTACCAAAACCTGCAAACATCCCTCGAAATGGTCGAGCAGAAGCTCGGTCTGCCACGCTGGGTGCTTGGCGACGAGTTGGTTGACCGCCAGAACGTGCTGGTCAACGGCATGACCGAAGATCACGCAGACTTTTGGCTGGAGATGTTCACCTCCGCAGTCAACGCCGCTAACGAGCGCCTGCTGGAGCTTGGCATCGATGGCGTGAACGTCGGCAACTAATCCAAGGAGCGAATCATGATCATTAGCGAAAAAGTAGTTTTTACTCTTGGTGACATCAAGGTTGTCCGCGAGCAAGGTTACGGCTTCCGTTGCAACAGCCTGTCCACTAGCTGGCGTGTGTTCAAGGGCGACCAGCCTTGTGGCTCGTACAGCACCCTGCTTCGCGCTAGAGACCACGCCGAGCGTCTTGCCAAATAATCACCCTAACAGCGAATTTAAGGAGCGAATCAAATGAACAAGCAAATCACAATGTACGGCTGCGACATCAACGAATTTGTGGCATCGGTCAAGGACGGCATCACCTACAAGCTGTCCGGCGCAAACATGGTCGTGGCTGGCCTGATGTCGGACGCTCAGGAGGAACTGGTTCACGGTAGCGCAGAGAGCGCCCGCCAGACCCTGAACCGCGCCAAGCACATCCTGTTTATGGTCATGGACGGCGAACTGGTCGGCACCGTCGAGCGGTAAAAATATTTACAGGGGGGGGGTTGACCGCCTCCCCAGATTTAACCTAAGATTACATTACTGCACTTCGCAGGACATTGAATAAGGAGCGAATCATGTTGCACTTCCAAGTAAACGCAGAGAAAGAAGTCGTCGCAGTAGCCACCGAGTACCCGCAGGGTGACAAGCAGTGGGCATCCAAGAGCGCCGACGGTTCGGGCTGGATGACCCGCCACGACATCGAGTCGGTCGAACACGCAGCGCAGATCGCTGAATCGGCTCAGAAGGCCACTGGCAAGCTCTACCTGCCTGTTGACGGCGGTTACGGTGTTTGGCCTCGCTTTGACGTTATCGAGGCTCCTGCGGTCGGCGAGGCTGTCTCTTACGCATTCAACGGTGACTACTATCCCTGCGGTCATATCAAGTCGATCAGCGCCAGCTTCCGCATGATCACCACGACCGAAGGCCAGAAGTTCTACCGTCGCAAGCAGACGGCTAACTGGAAATACAACGGTGTCTGGTCGCTGGTTGACGGTCACCGTAGCGAACTGAACCCAAGCTTCTAATCAACCCGCCCGGAGCAATCCGGGCTTTCCCGGAAACTCATCATGGAAAACACAACGCCAGTTTCTTTGCCAGAGTGGGCTAAAGATGTTAATTGGGACTACGAGCGCCGCGAGGAGGCTCGTCTGGACGCTATGTACGACGCACGTTACGAGCGGGATGATGATGAGTGACCGAACCGAGCTTCTGATTGGCTGCGGCAACTCTCGGGAAAAAATCCTATTCCTAAAGGAGCAGGAGTCGTGGAGCAATCTGACCACACTGGATTTCTACAAAGAGTGCAACCCAGACGTTGTGTGGGACTTGACCCAGATCCCGCTACCCTTTACCGATAGTTCCTTCGACGAGATCCACGCCTATGAGGTGCTGGAGCATACTGGGCGGCAGGGTGATTGGGAGTTCTTCTTCGCCCAGTTCTCTGACTTCTGGCGCATCCTGAAGCCCAATGGCGTCCTGTTCGCTAAATGCCCGTCGTTTCAGTCCCGGTGGGCTTGGGGTGATCCATCGCATACGAGGATCTTGCAGCCAGAGAACCTTCTGTTCTTGTCGCAGGCCGAGTATGCGGCGAGGGTGGGTGTGACGCCTACGTCTGACTTCAGGCGGGTCTACAAGGCTGACTTTGAGACGATTTACAGCGCCGAAAATCAGGACACTTTTGCCTTTGCCTTGAAAGCGATTAAGCCTAATGAATAAATTCTTTAAAGTATTGCTGATGATCCACCTGATAACCATCTTGGTGTTCACGGGGTGCCTGATCTACGTCATCGTAGAGATGCCTAAGCGCAACGAATGCCCGCAGGAGAGCGTCAAGACCTACCGGAGACTTACATGATGAATTGGGCTTACTTCCTGCTTGGGTTGACCACAGGTGCTATCGCAGCTTCTTTGCTTGAAGTCTATCGAACATGGCGGAGGGGTAGGCATGAGTAGCGAAGACGCTAACAAGCTGGCTGACTGGATGATGAAGCGTGGTTATGCCACGGGGCATGGCGAGACCGTCGAAGACTTGCTGGGCGAGCTTGACTGGCAGATTGCTGAGGGCTGGAACCGCGCCCTGTTCAATGGCGTGAGAACTGAGCGCGAACGTTGTGCTTTTCTCGTCGAGCAGATGGGTATCGAGGGCTACGGTACGCTGGCTATCGCCGCAGCTATCCGATTAAGGGGGCAGGAATGACTGACAGAGAACTGATGCAAATGGCGCGGGACACCTTGGTGCATCTTTGGGATGGTTGTCCGGCAGATGAGGATTTAATCTTAGAACTGAATGACCGACTAGCGCAGCCTGAACCGGAGCCGGTGGCGTATAGCGACATTATTTCCGATGGTGGGTTAGACCCGCGCAACAAGTTTGACACCGCCCCACCACAGCGCAACTGGCAGGGGCTGACGGATGAGGAAATGTTTGACTGTTTAGCACAAACTGACGGCGAAGCAAAACGATTGCCGTTAGGTTTTAAATGGTTTGCTGAAGCCATCGAAGCCAAGCTAAAGGAGAAGAACACATGAGCTACGTCGTGGCCTCATTGCCGCCGATCAAGTGCTTTGTCCGCAGGGAGTTCCTGTACAACTTTACGAAGGGGCATGGCGAACTGGAGCCCGCGATCTGGGTGAGCATCAAAGCCCTGCGGGGGCAGGTGTTCCGCATCGAGTCGCTGCTGCCTAACTACGGCGCTTTGTATGACAAGCTGCCGATCCACGCTTATGTATGGACAGAGGATCACGGCGACCTGCCTATTGATACCTTGCAGTTATGGGACTGCATGGGTTACCGTTTCACCGTGGTGGAGAAGATCGGCTTGCGCAATCTGGGCGTCAAGTTCTTGGGTAAGGACAAGGCTTGGCACTTCGGGCGATATATGTTCACGGTGGACTTCTGCGCTGATGGCATGGACGTAGACACTGGCTTTACCGAACAGGCCGAGGAGCATAAGAGCTTCAACTTCATTGCACTGGACAACGGGCAGTTTGCCGCGCAGCCGAACAATCGGTGCCTGTGGTATGACCAGAGCCTGATCCCTGCTGAGACAAAGTTCCCTGACTTTCAGGCGGCGCAGAAGTTCTGGACGGTAGACGGCACCCGCAAGTGGTCAGCAGGTGACGATTGGTTTTATAACATAGAGGAGAAAAGTACATGAGAGCATTGAGCGTTACCTACAACCCCGGCATTGACAAGACTAAGATCACACTCTCGAAGGAATTTGAGCGGGCTGATCTAATATTGAAACTTGATGTATTGCAAGACGCTATGAATGAACTTCATGACATTTACGAAGAGACTCACAAGCAGTTTGCGACGATGTGTGTGTCGATGGGTGCCAAGCCATCAGAGGAAAATTTAACATGAAGTTGCTGGTTCTTGTATACTATGGGCTGGTTGGGATCATCGCATTCTGCTGTTTTGTGTATGTATTGACCAACCCGCCCAAACCGCAGATCCAGTGTACAGTGGCGGAGATCAGTCCAGACTTTTCGACGCAAGACAGGGAGTATTGCCGTAGGTTAAGGGCGCATAAACTTTGACATTACTTTGCGGTAACACGATGCCGCGAAGCAACACGCATGAGGATTGGAGCCTGAGTCCGCAAGACTTAGTAGGCTTGCCAAAAGATAGCCAGCAGTCCTAGGAAACTCTGGATGAGGCAAGCTAGATAGCCAGTCCTCAGCCGTGTTGGTAGGAAAGGGTGAGCGCCGAGTTCGCATAGGCTTTATACATGGATTGCGACGCTACCAACGCCTCATCATTGCAAGGGATTGATGTAACAGGTATATTGCCGACATTACATCGACCGGAGACTGATGATGTCTGAGCCTTCCGAACCCACCGACACAGTTGCCGCCGAGCAACAGAAGCCCCGAAAGAAGATGGGGCGACCATCCAAATACACCCCAGAACTAGCCGCAGAGATATGCGAGAGACTATCTAACGGAGAGCCATTACGTCAGATATGCCGCGACGACCATATGCCAGCGTGGCAGAAGATCTACGAGTGGATGGCCCGCGACAAAGAACTTTCGGGAGCCATCGCACAGGCGCGTGAGCAGGGCGCTGACGCCATCGCTGAGGAGGCGCTCGAAATCATCGATACGCCGCCCGAATACGTCCTGACTAAGACCGGCGAGTCCGTTGATTCAGGCTATGTGACATGGCAGCGCAACCGCGCCGACCTGCGCTTGAGGCTGCTGGCTAAGTGGCACCCCAAGAAGTACGGCGACCGCCAGATCTTGGCTGGTGACGCTGAGAACCCGCTGACGACCAGCCCCGACGCCTCCTTTGTGGCTGACCTGATCGCTAAGATTGAGGCGGCAAAGCGGTGACCCCGAGGGAGTTCATTGAGTGGTTCCGGGACGACCAGAAGCTCGATGGGGTTCGCGTCGCTGGCATCATGACATCGGAAGGCATAATCGACCTTGACGACATCACTGACGAGCAAGCCGAGACCATCGCCGAGCAGATCATGCTTTGCTACAACACCAAGGGCAACGCATGACCGAGCCTGTCGTTGACCGCGAGGTAGCCGCCAAGTATGCGCAGCAGGAGATCAAGACCCTGCTGGACTGCTCGCTTGAGGAGAAGCTTTCCAAGCTGCCCCGCATACAGCGGATCGCTTACGAGTGGCGCTTGCGCTGGCTGGTATCGGCTCACAAGCACCAGATCCTGCCTGCCGGCGACGATTGGACAATCTGGCTGATGCTTGCAGGCCGGGGTGCCGGGAAGACCCGCACCGCAGCCGAGCAGCTAGGCTGGTGGGCGTGGAGCGAGCCGAACACCCGCTGGCTGGTGGCGGCTCCGACCAGTTCGGATGTGCAGGGCGTCTGCTTCGAGGGTGAGTCTGGCCTGCTGGCAGTCATCCCGCCCGAGTTGATCAAAGACTACAAGGTGCAGAAGTGCGAGATTCACCTGATCAACAAGTCCATCATCAAGGGCATCCCGGCGTCCGAGCCCGAGCGGTTCCGAGGCCCACAGTTTCACGGCGGCTGGTTTGACGAGTTGGCTGCATGGGACTACATCGACGATGCGTGGGACATGATCCAGTTCGGTCAGCGTCTGGGTGACCGAGTCCGCCAGATCGCCACCACGACCCCGAGGCCGAAGGCGCTGATCAGAAGCCTGATCGCCCGCAACGGCAAAGACGTAGCCGTCACGACCGCCTCGACCTATGACAACATTGACAACCTCGCGCCGCAGTTCCAGCAGCAGATCCTGCAATACGAGGGCAGCAAGATCGGGCGACAGGAGATCTACGCCGAGCTTCTGAATCCCGAAGAGGACGGCATCATCAAGCGCCAGTGGCTCAAGATCTGGCCTGCTGATAAGCCGCTGCCCGAGTTCGAGTACATCATTATGTCGCTCGACACCGCATTCACCGAGAAGACCACCGACAAGAAGGGCGACGCCGACCCGAGCGCCTGTTCGGTTTGGGGCTACTTTAAATACGACAAGAAACCAGCCATCCTGCTGCTCGACTGCTGGGAAGAGCATTTAGGCTTGCCCGACCTGATCGCTCGCGTGAAGCAGGAGATGAGCGTCCAGTACGGTCAGGGCGACATGAAGCCGGTGATTAAGCCGATGGTTGGCCCGAAGTCGTCTTATCTTGTAGGCCGCAAGCCTGACCTGCTGCTGATCGAGGACAAGGGGTCGGGTATCAGCCTGCGCCAGATGCTGGCGAGAGAAGAGATCCTCGCCTACCCGTACAACCCCGGCAAGGCAGACAAGCTTGCTCGGCTGCATATGGTCTCGCACATATTTGCGCATGGTTATGTTTGGGTGGTAGAGTCTGAAAAGCGTCCGGGTCAGATCAAGACTTGGGCAGAGCCGCTTGTGGCGCAGCTTTGCAGCTTTACTGGCGAGCGTTCGATCAAGCATGACGACCTGATGGACTCGACCACGCAGGCAGTCCGCTTCCTAAGCGACCGCAATATGCTAACGGTCACAGTCAAGCAGCTTGAGCGCAAGGTTGCGCCGCCAAAAGAATACGTCAATCCGTATGCAATCTAAGAGAGTGACATGGATGAAATGAACGAGAAGCGCCCCGATCCCAAGGATCCAGCGGGCGAGATATTTGACCTAGGCCAAGAGGACTCAGATGTCGTTGACACCGAGGACGGTGGCGCGATAGTCAAGATCAACGATGAGCCGCTGGCTGGAGACTCGCCGTTCTACGAGAACCTTGCCGAGACCCTGCCCATTAGCGAACTTGCGACAATCGGCACCCAACTCTGCGACCTGATCGAGCGCGACAAAGAAGCTCGCAAGCGTCGTGACGAGCAATACGAGGAGGGTCTGCGCCGCACTGGTCTGGGCGATGACGCCCCCGGCGGTGCATCCTTCCAAGGCGCAAGTCGCGTAGTGCATCCGATGCTGACCGAAGCCTGCGTGGACTTCTCAAGCCGCATGATGAAGGAGGTCTTCCCGATGGGAGGCCCAGCCAAGGCCAAGGTCATTGGCAGCATGACTAAGGAAAAGTTCGAGAAGTCTGAGCGCATTACGAGGTTCATGAACTGGCAGATGACGCGCCAGATGCCTGAGTTCCGCTCCGAGCTTGAGCAGATGTCTACCCAGATGCCGCTCGGTGGTGTGCAGTACATCAAGCTGACATGGGATGCGAGACGTAAGCGCCCGACCCCAACCTTTGTGTCTGTGGACGATGTCTACCTCCCGTTTGCAGCCACCAACTTCTATTCCGCCGAGCGTAAGACGCATGTTCAGTACATCACCAAGCTGGAGTACGAGAAGCGAGTCGCTGCCGGGATGTACCGCGACGTAGACCTGTCCCCGGCTCCAATTGTCCCGGATGTCAGCAAGTCCGAGACCGCCAACAACAAGATCGAGGGGCGCTCTGGCGACACCTACAACCCCGATGGCCTGCGCACGATCTTTGAGGTCTACGTCCAGTACGAGATCGAGGACGAGCCGTCGCCCTACATCATTACGGTGGACAAGGCGACGCAACAGGTGCTGTCGATCTACCGCAACTGGGCTGAGGATGATCCGCTCCGAGAGGAGCTAATCTGGATGATCGAGTTCCCGTTTGTGCCGTGGCGTGGCGCTTACCCGATTGGCTTGACGCATATGATCGGTGGCCTGTCTGCCGCTGCCACAGGCGCACTGCGGGCTCTGCTGGACTCTGGGCATATCAACAACTTCCCCGGCCTGCTGAAGCTCAAGGGCGGCGGCGCTGGCGGCGAGACAACCCGTGTTGACCCCACCGAGGTGCATGAGATCGAGGGTAGCTTTGCGCAGGACGACATTCGCAAGGTCATGATGCCGCTGCCGTTCAATCCGCCAAGTCAGGTGCTGTTCACCCTGCTGGGCTTCCTTGTGGACTCGGCAAAGGGCGTGGTTCGGACAACCTTCGAGGAGCTTGCTGACAGCAATGCCAATACTCCTGTCGGCACGACGCTGGCTCGGATGGAGCAGGGCATGGTTGTGTTCAGTTCGATCCATGCTCGGGTGCATGATGCGATGGGGCGCTTGCTTGAGACGCTCTACCGCATCAACCAGATGTACATGGATGAGCGCGAGATCTACGACGAGACGGGCGAGTTGCTTGCCTTCCGCGAAGATTTTGAAGGCCCAGCTAATGTCATGCCGGTGTCTGACCCGAATATCTACTCCGAGATGCAGCGGTTCGCGCAGGTGCAGGCTGTTGTGTCCAGAGCGCAAGCCCTGCCGCAGCTTTACGACGTTCGCGCTGTAGAGCAGATGCTCTTAAAGCAGTTGAAGATCCCCGAGGGTGATTCGCTGCTGCTGCCCAAGCCCGAGGTCAAGGAGATGAATGCGGTCAACGAGAACCTCGCTGCGACGATGTCTCGACCAATCGCTGCGTTCCCCGAGCAGGATCATCTTGCCCACCTGCAAGTTCACCTCGACTTCATGCGCTCACCAGTGCTTGGTAGCAACAGGTTGTCGGCTCCCACGGCGCTTCCTTTGTTGTTGGATCATTGCAAGGAGCATATGGTCTTGTGGTACGTCACGCACACGATTAACGTTACCTCTGAGGCTGCTGGCGTTGACGTTGGCACGTTGCTGAAGGATGCTACAGCCGAGGATCGCGCCGAGTTTGACCGGATGTTGGCTGCTGCAAGCCAGTCGGTGATCAACGAGGCGAACTCGACGATGGAGCAGATCCCGCCGATTCTCGAAGAGTTGTTCGGGCTCCTGCAATCCTTCCAGCCGCAGCCACCGATGGCACCGGCAGAGCAGGTTGCGCAGGCAGAGATTCAGCGCAAGCA